TGCCGCCTGCGTTGCCGTCAGGTCGCTGCGAATGGTACCGACGGCAATCTGAGCACTGGTGATGCTTTTAATCAGCACCAGACCGCCGTTAAGGCGAACGTAGGAACCCACATCCTGAGCAACCCAGCCCGCGCCAGTGAATGGTGGATTTGGGGTGTCTCCCGGTTCCGCATCGCTCAGGGTCAGCGTAATTTCAGAGCCCACGAACTCTTTGACGGAGGGCTTACACCATTTCTGCGGTGTATCGCGCACCTCGTCGAATGGCTCAACGATGAACGGTGCCGGTTCAAGCACCCAGTCGGTTTGACCACGGCGCTGGAGGCGGTGAGGCTTCACAGACTGATGAACCAGAAACATGGTGTCAGCGCCCTGGACATAGTTTACAGCGGGCAGCATATCGGCGGTGTATGGGCTGGCGATTTCATAAGGCGTATTGTCGCCGTTAACCAGCTGCTTACCGTTCTGATAAATACGCATGTAGCCGTCGCCGAATTCAAGCATGTAGGCCTGAGAACGGTTGAACACGTAGGGAATAAGGCGGGATTTTTTATTGCCGAATTTCGTGGCCGCCGCAAAGCGGGTACCAGGTCTGCGGACAACACCACCCTGCACGACCACTACCGCGTTTTCGATAATCTTCGCGCCGTTGGCGTAGCGGGCAATATCAACGCGCCCCATCAAACGTGGGGAAACTTCGCCAGCTGTAAAATTGGTTTTTATAAGGTTCGCGCGCATGTCAGAACCTCGACTCATAAGTTGGATAACCGCCCAGCTCTTCCGGCGGTTCTTCCTGACCATCGACGGCTTTTGCCTGTTTCAGCAGGAATGAGGCCTCCTGCGCCAGGCTATCACGCAGGCTGGTGGACCCGGTCACTGCATACGCCAGCTTGGACTGCATCGTCATTTCAGCAACATCCACCAGCGCGGCATCCCATGTGGACTCGTCCTCATTACGGAAGATATAACGCAGGCGAATCACATCGACGTTAGCCAGCAGCCGGCTCCCCTCAATCCGGTAATCAATATCATCCCGTGGCTCTCCCACGGAAAGAACGCGAATCAGGTCGAACGGAAGCGAAAACTGATAACCATACCCGAATTCAGGTGCAGCGCTGACAGGTGAGAGCACAACGCGTTTTATCGCGCAGTTCCACGGGTGAGCGCGGAGTAATTTATTGCGGACAGTAGGGTAAAGGTTGGCGCAAAGACGGGCATGATCCGTGTCTTCGTCGAAATCATTTATCGGGTGAGCACCCAGCGCAAGAAGTGCGTTTGAGCAGATCGATACACTCGAAGTCATGGCAGAACCTCAGATGAAAAAAGGCCGGGGGTATACCCCGGCAAACACACCAGCGGCTTAAACAACAAAATCGATGGCGACGACTTTTTTCTCGTTGGCGCGGCCAGCACCATAAGACGCATCAACAGAGATCTGAATGGTGTTGTTTTTATCGCGACGTGGTCCGATATCGACGTTGTACTCAGCGCCGGTACCGAAATGCACAGCGGATTTACACCACGCAGCTGCGGTTTTGGTGGTCACGGCCGGATCGCCTGCGGTCGATGAATCCAGTTTTTCGTAAGCCAGCCAGTTGAAGCCGAGCCATTTTGAGGACACTGCGCCCTCCTGAAGCATTTTCACCGCCATGAAATCGGCAGAAGTCAGCGTGGTGTCGCTGAGGATCTGCGTCAGCATGTCGGCGTTGTACGTCATGTACAGCTCTTCCCCGTTCTGCTCGTCACACTCGTTACGGCGGAACATCGCTTTAGCAGCGATCAGCTTTGCCTTGGTCATACCCGTGCCACCAGCAACAATTTTTTGCGATGCTGGCAGCGCCACAGGTGCGTATGCGCCACCGCTGGACGTTTTACGCAGCACGGTATCGAGAAGCGCGCGATAAATAATGTCGTCTTTTTTGCGGTTGGAAGCTGCAAGGGTAAGCTGCAGGTATGGCCCCTGCGGGTCGGCCAGCAGTTTACGCAGGTCACGTTTTTCAACTGGCACGAATACACCGTAGTCCGCCATCAACGCGTTACGGGTGCCGGCTTCTGGCAGGTCCCATACGGTGTCACCGAAACGCGTGGTGATCTGCGTCATTTCGATGGTGCCCATATCGTTGATGGTGAACGCTTCACCGGTAATCATCCCACGGTCGTTTACCGCAGCCTGCAGGCGGGAATCCTTCTGCTGCGCGGCGATTTCGAAAGAATCATGAAACTGCGTGATAAACGCAGCGGTAATCATGTTCTTATTGGCATCAAATGACATAACAATCACTCCAGAAAATATCGCCTGCTGGGTTGTCGGTTGCCCGGCCCGATTAACACAATGCGCGTGGCGCTTACGCACTGCGGGAAAATTCAGTTATCCGGCGTCCCCGCCGGGCTGGTTGTGGGGAGATTGTTAGCGAGGTGTGCGGTCGGAATCCCGACCAAATGATAAAGCCAGCGGGTCAGGCTGGCTTTTTGTGATGGTGTTTAGGAGTTAGCAATCAGCATCAGGTCGTGCGACAGAACGACAACCCCACATGCATGCTTCCTGCATTTTTGTAGTCGCTAAAGAAGCACTACGGTAGGCAGCGGTGCGATCTGAAAGAGCAGGATCCTGCGGTAATAAATCAATCTGGATGTTTCGCAGCTCACGAATAAATTCGCGGCTCAGTTCTTTCAAGCGATTCATAGCGGCAATTTCTGCATCGCTTAATTTGCGATACCCTTTCACGGTACTGCCGTCTTGTGGTTTTGCTTCGCTCACTAGTCTTTCCTCGTTTTAAGTTGTCGTGACATGTCACGCTACGGTTTGATCGCCGTAACGTTTCTGGTAGTACGCTTTGACCTTCGCAGATACGCGTTCGTGGTCGGCGTGTTTCGGGTCCATATACGCCGGGGATTTCATCAGATCGCGAATAGTCTGTTGCTCTTCGAGGTTCACATCGCCACCCGCCGGTGCGTCTTCCTGCATTTCTGCGCCGACTTTAGCCAGCATGCGGATAACCATCGGGTTATTGCCGATCTCGTCGATGCGCCCTCGGTCGCTCTCGTCAGCCAGGGAGTTGAACGCACGGAAAGCCAGGCCGATGTTTTTGTTAAATTCCGCGTCGGTTTTCCACACCTCGCGCAGCTGCGTGGTGGCGGCTTCCGCATCCAGAGCAGCGGCACCGCCCACCAGCTCAGGAGCGCGCTGTGCGTATTCACCAAGGATAAAACTCATCTGATCGTTGGTGATGCCTTTGGCGTGCGCAGTTTTCATGAAGCCCTGCATGCGCGGATCGGCTTTGAATTCTTCCCAGTTGAATCCCTCGACCTCTACCTTAGGTGCATACTCATCTGCCGTTTTCGGCGGCGCGTCGCCGCTACCCATGCGTTTTTCAAGGTGAGTGTAATTTTCCGCCAGTTTGCGGGCAGAGCTTTCAATACTGAGTTTTCCGTCTTCGCCCATAACGCGGAATTTCTCAGGTAGCCAGTCATTAGCACCCGGTTCGCCCGCGCCGGTGCTGAGCAGAGAATTGCCAGAAGGTTCGCCAGCACCCGGATTATTGCCGCCATCTTCACCACCTCCGTTGCCGCCGCCTGGCTGTTCTGAGCCCTGCTCAGCGTTCATGAATAAGTGTTTAAGCTTCCACATCGTCTTCTACTCCATCGGCCTTGTTGATTTCGCGCAGGATGTAATCCAGTACGGATCGCTGCCCTGCTCTGTAACACGTTTCGCGGTCGCCCTCGGTACCGCCGGGGACATACGCCGCACGCCCGAAACGGCGTGTTAATTCTTCCAGCACCTGAGGACCGCCAGGCATTTCTTCAAAAATGCGCTTAAAGTCCTGAGGTGTTGCCTGTTTTATTCTCATTGGTTACCTGCCAGTCGTTGCCCTAACGCTGCGCCAGCGGTCTGCCCTGCGGCACTGGCCGCCTCGGCGCCAGCCTGCATCATGAGCTGCTGCTGTGCGACCTGCTGCTGCGCTTTCTGGCGCTGGTCGCGGATATTTGCCACATCATCAGAAGAGCGAATAACCTTCGCCGGTACGCCAAGTGCATCGGCCACAACGCGCGTAGCTTCGTCGGTATCGATGAGATCAACGACGTCCTGGCTGATGCCCGCGAGGTTCGCCACGTTAGCGCCGAGGCGTTCGATTGCCGTCACGTCTTCCAGCTTCTGGGCGCGTGCCAGAGGCGAGATGTAGCGCACGTTGAAATTGGCGTTCTGCAGGCTTTCAGGCGGCGGGGAGAAAACGCCAGCGCGGAAAGCGATGCCAAAACAGCGCACAACCAGCAGCTGGAGGTATTCAGCCTGGAAGCGGCCATACACCGGGCCGAGCAGCTGGCGAATCAGCGCGACGCGCACATGCACTTCAGTAGCGGTCATGGCTGGCCCGTCCTGAGGCTGCAGCTGGTCGGCCATCATGATTTTGCGGATTGATGCCTGCAAACGCTCTTCTGCGGTGAATGCCACGCTGAAATCGGAGCCGGTCAGCAACGGTTTCATGCTGTCGACGCTGTTCGCCACGATGATGCGACGCGGACCGACCTTGACCGTGCGGGGGTTGAGTACGCCGTCGTCTTCGGCAATCCACATGCCAGAGATAGCCAGATCCTGCGCGGCTTTCTCCATGCGTTTGGTTTCGTTCAGCTCTTTGCAGTCCGGCAGCGCGTCGTACACCGGGCCGATGCCATAGGAGCCACCGGGGATTTTCATCCAGCGCGGCACGCAGCACGGGAATTCGTGATAGCCGGATTCACGTACCACCTGCTTGTTGCTCACGTCGACGTTGAACGACGCAAAGCGCATGTTTTTCGCCAGGCGGGCATCGACCATGTAGGTTTCGCGCGGGAAAATGCAGTGCAGAAAATCAAATTTATCGTCGGGCTTTTTCTTCGCCGCGTCGCGGATCTTCTCGCTGACCTTGTCTGCGCCGAATTCCTTGATGGCCTGCTCTGCGGTCAGCTGGTAGCGGCGATAGATCGTGTCCACGATGCCATCCTTGCGGGTGGACGTGACATAGCACTGCGCCAGCGGCCACTGCTGGAAGGTGTAGCCGCCCTCTTCCCGGTCCTCGTCGATGTACAGAACGAACCAGCCCGCGCACACCACGTCGAGGTTTGCCTCGTAGCCCTCCGCGTCGAAGTTGGCCGCGTGGATATTTTCCCACACCAGCGTGGCGCACTCAGACAACCAGGCTTTGGCATCGTCCGGCAGTGATTCGCTGTCGAGGTTCAGCCATTGCGCGTTCGCCGGGGTCATGCCGGACATGAGCGCAGAGGCCAGCATGCGTGCGCTGTCGGTGGCGGTGCCGTCCAGTAACTTCGCCACCTTGTGTTTTGCGCTCTGAGCGTCGAGCACTTCGTCAGAGAATCCCGCGCCGCGCAGCGGATAGGTGTAGTCATAGCACTCGCGCCAGACGCTTTCATGCTGCTGGCGGTTGGCTTTCAGCGTGTCGGAACGCTTAATCAGCTTAACGGCGAGTTCATCCATCAGTTACGCCCCCAGAGTGTTTTTCTGCTGCGCTGCCTGCGCACCAGAGGACAGCAGAGAGCTGCCTGAATCAGCTGCACCCTCAGCACCACTGGCGAGAAGGGACGAGCCTTTTTTGCGCTTCTTGCGCGATGCTGCATCTGCGTTTGCCGCTTTTGCCGCTGCGTCGGCAGCTGCATCCGCTTCGGCCTGCGGGTCGGTCTGCGTGACCTTTGGCACTCCACCTCCACACATAACGATTCCCCCTCTTAGCCCGGAACGTGCCAGCCGTGCTCAGTCAGAACGGGCTTACCCGTAACCGGCTGCGGCTTGCCCTCGTCATTCGTCACGTAGCCGAGCGCCCCGGCGGACTCCGCCGTGGTGTCCTTTTTGACGAGCTGGAGCAACTCGATACTGTCGGTT